CTTTCCCCAACCTGCTATACTCAATCAATAATTTACTAACACTTCACACTATGGCGAAGTTCAACATCAATCTTCCTTACCTTAACGAGAAAGAGGCCGCAGCCACCCCGCTGACGAACCAAGAGCTCACCCTTGATTACGTTACCGGAGTCATCACTGCCGCCAACAAGCAAGGCTTAGAGGGTCAGAAGCGTCGTATCTTCAGCCGCATTCAACGCAAGCTTGAAGAGGCTATAGAAACTAAGGCGGAATCAATCGACATTGAAGTTGCCGAACTCGATCTTCTTGAAAAATCCTTTGAAGGAGCAGCTCTTCCCGCTCAAATCTCTAAGTTCATCTGTATTCTCGAAGACGAGGTTGATCGTATCCGCAAAGAGCTGAAGTAATCTATGGAGGAACTGAATCCACTTCCGACTGACGGAACGCCTGTCATCGAAGATGGGACGTTCCCTAGTATCACAAAAGCTCATCGAACGATCAGTACGACTTGTTCAAAGTGTTATCGGAAAGTAAAACATGAGTGTATCTTCCAAACATGGGAGAAAGAGGCTAAGATTAGCCAAGAAACTAAGGAATAACTATGGCAAAGACTAGTGAATGGGCCGAAGCACAACCAATCTTTCTTCTTGAGAACTATGATTGCGCTGATGGTACTTCCATCAACCTCATTCAGAATACTTTGAACAAGAAGCGCAAACTTCGAGATAGTGGAAACGATTGTGAACATTCCTTCAAACTAATGGGAGATTTGAGGAGTATGGTGTATTGTGAGAAGTGTTGGAATGAATGGGGAGGACTTACATTTATTGGTACTTTCGTGAAGTAACTATGGCACACGCTGGGGGCAGACCACCGAAATACGGCCCAGGAATGATTGAGAAAGCTCAACAGTTTCTCGACTCTTGTGTTGATGAAGAACGGGAGATCATGAACGCAGATAAGTTGACGACTCGATTGGTGGTGAACATTCCAACCATCGCAGGACTCGCTCTGCACCTTGGAGTTTCGCGTGACACGATTCAAGTTTGGGGCAAGGAACACAAAGAGTTTTCCGTCATTTATGAGAAATTAGTGGGTGAACAGGAGCGTAGACTCAACCAAAAAGGGCTGTCTGGTGACTACAATTCTCGGTTCGCTCAGTTCCTTCTGTCAGCCAAACATGGGTATCGTGAGAAGACCGATACTGATGTCACGAGTGGTGGAAAACCTTTGAGCATTTCATGGGACGAGTAGCCAATGGACATCAAAATCCCATACAAGCCACGGAACTGGGCTAAACAGTTTCATGGATCAACCAAGCGATTCCTTGCGTTGTGTCTGCATCGTCGCGCCGGCAAGACTACGGCTCTCGTCAATCACCTCCAGCGCTCTGCCATAGACGACAAGCTAGAACGGCAACGGATTAGCACCCTGGCTCCGAATTTAAGCTCTACAGACCTCGATAGCCTCATGCGAGAGCGTCAGTATGGTTTGATCCTTCCGACGTACACACAGGCCAAATCCGTGGCATGGGATATGCTTAAATACTTCGCTCGGGATATTCCAGGCATCAAGACCAATGAATCAGAACTGTTCGTCAGATATCCCAATGGAAACAAACTAAGGCTCTTCGGTGCTGATAAACCGCAGAGCCTTCGTGGTTTTCCCCTCTGGGGAGCAGGATTCGATGAGTTCTCTCAGCAACCGAGTAACATTTTTAGTGAAGTCCTATCCAAATCTCTAGCTGATCACTTAGGTTATTCGATCTTTGCCGGCACCATTATCGGTAAGAACCAGCTCTACCGTACTTATGAAACTGCCAAAAGTAATCCACAGGACTGGTTTAGCATGTGGAAAACTATTGATGACTCGCTCATTGAGGAAACAGGAGCCACTGTGGAAACGCTTCGCATTGCCTTAGAAGATGATCGTAAGCTCGTTGCGCAGGGGATCATCACCCAGGACGAGTTCGATCAGGAGTGGTACTTATCCACAGCCGCTGCAATCAAGGGTGCTTACTACGCCAGAGAGATTGCTTCTGCGAGAGCAGAACGACGTATAGGCAATGTTCCGTTTGATCCAGCGCTTCCGGTACATACCGTTTGGGATTTGGGGATTGGAGATGCGACGTCTATTGGATTCTTCCAACGTATTGGGCCAGAAATCCGTATGATCGACTACTATGAGAACGCCGATCAGCCCATGACGTTCTATCTGAAGTACATACAAGACAAACCGTACTCATACGGGGTACACATTGGGCCACATGATCTTGAAGTTCGAGAGTATACATCGGGGAAAAGCCGTACTGAGGTGGCAAAATCGTTAGGTATTCAGTTCTTGATTGCTCCGAATGTTGCTATTGATGATGGGATTCACGCTATGAGGTTATTCTGGCGCAGACTTTGGATTGATGAAGAGAAATGTGCGATATTTCTTGATTACATTGCTCAGTACAAACGTCAGTGGAATGCGAAGCGGGGAATGTTTGAGGAAACTCCCTATCATGACTTCACTTCTCATGCCGCAGACATGGCTCGCTACGCGGCGCTGTCAGAAAAGCTCATGTCGAATCAGATGACAGCGACGATGCAACAGAAAAAAGCAGAGCGTGAGTTATTGAAACAGTTTGATGCGAACCGAGCGGGGAAAGATGGTGGATATTTTACAGGCTCACCCTACTTGCGACGATAAACTCGTGATATACTATCCACATGAAATCCACACTGCCTACTCAAGTGTCGGCGTATCAACCTACGGAGAAGCAACAAGATACTTCCCGTGAGGTTTTGAATGATTACATTCTTGGTCGTTCCATTCTTCAGAAGTCATACAACCAATTCAATGGCCGTCAGCTCTACGAATGTATTGATGATTGGACGAAGCGTTGGAATGGGTATATTCCCCCACAGAATCCCCTGCTTGATGAATGGCAATCAAGAATCTTTTTAAACTTCACTCGTAATCAAATCATTACCTACTTAGCCAAGGTTGCGCTCACTCGCCCCAAAGCTAAGATCAAAGCCGTCAACAAGAAAACGTCGATGTTCGATCAGCGCATGAGTGAAGTCTGTGAGGATTTGATCCAGTATTCAGCCGATGCAGAGAATGGTGATGCTCGATTCCTTGAAGCGGCATTAGAAGTCGTTACCAAGGGTACCGTTGTCGTGTATGAAGGATACAAGAAGCAGACCCAAGAGGAGCTGGTACCTGAATCAGTGGACGCAGAGACTGGTAAGGTTATTTCCAAAAAGACTTCCCGCATACTGTTTGATAATTGCTACCAAGATATTGTCCCGATTGAGGATTTCTACATTGCTAATCCCTACGAACCTGATGTCCAAAAGCAACCATTCGTAATCTGGCGTCAGATCACTACTTACACCGAAGGCCAAGCGGTCTTTGAGCACTATCCAGGGTGGCAGTATGTCCAACCTGGCATGTATGTCTTGACGGGAGATGTTTCTACGTTCTACCGCAATCAACTTCAGTCTGATCTCCAGGCCCAGCAGATTGAGATTCTTCGGTACTACCATCGCATGAAGAATCGTCATGTACTGATGATTAACGGAATCGTCATGTACGATGGCCCTATTCCATTCAAGGACGGTCGTTATCCGTTTGGTAAGACAGTATATGAACCATTCGGAAATGATTTCTTCTGGGGTATGTCATTCGCTCAGAAGATCATGGGCGATCAGGATTTGATAAATACGCTATGGAACATGATGGTGGACAAGACCGAAGGTTCACTCTTGCCCTATGGATTGTCCTCTGATCTTGATGATTTGATTGAAGATGATCGACTTGAGGTTGGAAAGATTCGTAAGGTTGGGGACATTAACAAGTGGAAGTTTGATACCATGCCGGCCGTAAACTCTTCTGAGCAAGCCATGATCCAAATGGCCATGAACTTTGCTCGGGAGTTCTCTGGTGATGTGGGTGGTGGTGGCTCAGCGCTCACGCCTCGTGGTGGTGCGTTGGCAGTACGCCAAGTCTTATTGAAACAGCAAGAATCCATGAACCGTCTTGGGTTTTCCATGTCGTTCTTAGAAGACTTTGAGCGTGATCGCACTGAGCTTCGCTTGAATCACATCTTGCAGTTCTATTCTATTCCAAAGATAGAAAAGATTACGGGAGTAGATGGTCAGGAAGTTCAACAGCTCATGTTCCGCGATATTAAACTCTCCAACGTATCCTTGGGTGGCGGAGAAACAGGTCAGAAGATTATCAAACTCGTAGGGAATGGTGAGATTCAGAACCCCGATCAACGTCAGGGACTTGCGGACAACTTAGCCTTAACGGAAGCAATGGGTGAGCAAATGGGTACGCCTACGCAAGCTTTAGCGTTGTCGGTTGATACATTCTATGACTACAACTATTCCGTCGTTATTGTGAAGAACTCTAGCTTTGAGAAGAACGCCACGTTAGATCAAGCCTCACGACAAGAGTATGCCAACTGGCGTTTGTCCTTAGCGCAAGTCGCTCCCGTCGATGCGCCGGCACTCGTGAAGTGGGTAGACCAAGCCTATGACATTGATAGTGAAATGTTCACTCCTAAACAGCCTCTACAACAGCCTCCTGGGGTTCCGGTAGGGGTGCCAGGACAGCCAGGAGCATTGAGTCCTGCTTCTGAACTCGCTCCTTCGTCCTTGGGAACTTTGAGTAATGCCGTTGGTTGATATGAATGACGAAGAGCAGAAAGAACTTGAGCTTATTATCAAACGCATGGAAGAAGGCTATGACTGCGACTGCAAGAGATAAGAAAATCACCAAACTCAACGCTGCTCTTGAAGAGATGCACATGCCAGAATTGCAGACCTTCCAAGAACCTATGCCAGAAGCGGATCACGATATGGCTTTTGGGTTAGCTGAAATGTATGCCAATGCTGGATTCCGTCGCTATCTTCAGAACCAGTTAAACCGTGCCATGAAAGATGTCCTGCGAATCAATACACTAGAGGAAATCTTCTTTGCCAAAGCTCGTGTGCTCACCCTTCGGGAACTTTTGGCGAAGTCACGCGATCAGTTCATGCTCTTAGAATCAAAGCGTAAAGCTGCTCGTACTCTTGCTGATCGAGCAGAAACGATGGTCGTTGAGGAGATCAAGCTATGAGTAAAGTCTTCATTGCCTTTCCCGTCTATCAGCGTCAGGTTGATGTAGAAACCCTCATCTCCTTTGGCCGGCTCATCACGGAAACCCATAACGAGTATGGGGTGGATTTCATGTCGGGTTCCATCATCACGAGTGCGCGTAACTACTTGGTAGGAAAGTTCTTGAAGTCAGGATTTGAATGGTTGTACTTCTGGGATTCTGACATTGTTATCAAAGACATTTCGTTCATTGATAAGCTACTGGAAACTGCTCAGAAACTAGATGCTAAGATTGTAGGAGCACCGTACCGCATGAAGAACAATGACAATGAATATGTGGCTGGGAACATTGTGTACGGGCCCGATCAGGCAATCATTGTACGGAAGAAGGTTGGAGAACTTGAAGAACCGCTCTATGTAGATTGTATTGGAACTGGTTCCATGCTGATCCATCGCAGTGTCTTTGAAGTCTTACCAGAGCCTTGGTTTACTATCATCGACCAGAAAGACGGCGATGTTATGCCCGAGGATTATAACTTTTGTCTGAATGCCAAACGCAAAGGGATTGTGACCGCGCTTGATCCGCGTATCAGTACCTTTCACTTTGGTCTTTCAGCATGGCCGCATATGTATAAAGGTGCGGTACCTGTGCTATAATTACTGCACTATGCCTCTCCAGAAAGGAAAATCTAAGAAGACAATCGGTAAGAACATTGCTGAACTTCATAGTGGGAAGACCTTTGCCAAGACCGCTGCGAAGTTTGGAAAAGACAAAGCGAACAAGCAAGCCATTGCGATTGCTCTGAGTGAAGCCAGAAAGTCTGGTGCCAAGATTCCTAAGAAAAAGTCGAAGAAAAAGTTTAACGCTGCTGCCTTTGCTGCTGCACGCAAGAAACACTTTAACATTTAACCTATGAAAATGACCAAGTACGAAAAGACACGACGCAAAGTCTTTGGCCTCGGTAAGAAGCCGAAAGCATTGCCAAAAGTTAAGGTACCGACCATTAAGAAACCTTTGAAGCGTCCTCCAATGGGCCCCTCGACCCGACGCGATCCGAATGCCTGGGAATAGTATGAAGTTTGATTCTAAAGCCTACGATGCCATGCGAAGAAAGGTCTTCGGCATGGGGAAGAAACCCTTTGAGATTGCAGCAGATACCGTAGTAGGAGCTGCGATTCCTGGTTCCTTTGCGGGATCAGATACGGGAAAAGCTATCAGCAAGTCAGCCTTTGCTGTTGGCGCTCGCAAAGCCGTGAAGGATATGTCTGACAAAGCACAATCCTACTTGCCATTGGTTAAGTACCTTCGCAAGAAGAAAGTGAGGTGAAACTATGAAAAGCAAGAGCCCAAAGAAGGAAGTCAAAAAGAAGAAGAAATCGAAGAAGTCCAAGAAGGCTTACTAAGCCCCTTGGGGCTTCAGTTGGGTAGTAGATGCACATACTATCCTATCGAAGCCCTAAGCTTCACATACATTTCGCCACGGTTGGGCGTTAATCAATCGTTAACCTTTTACATGTATGCCAGACGAATTAGAAAAGATTCTCGCAGAAGGGAAGGACACCCAGCCACCTGCGTCAGAGGCCACGCCTCAAGAGGCAAAACCAGAAGTCGATGAAGTTCAAAAGAAGCGAGAGGAACTTGATAATCTGAACAAGGCTGTCGCCGAAGCGCAGAGTGAATTGCGAGAAACTCGCAAGAAGAAGAAGGAACTCGCCTCTGCTCCTACTACTGATGAAGAATTGCCTGAGATTGATTTTAAAGACCCTAGTGCGAAAGCCTGGGATCAGCACGTTGATCGTAAGGTGAATCCGATGTCAGAAGAGATGGAGCGAGAAAAAGAGGAAGTGAGAACCTTTGCCCTCCAACGATTTCTCCAAGATAAACCTGCCCTCGCGAAAGACCCTGAACAGCTCAAGGAACTGGTTACAATATATGAGCGTATCCGAACGGCCACTGAGCGTACCCAAGAGGGTGTACTCATTGATCTTCAGAAAGCCTATGCTGCAACCCACGCTGATGAACTCCTCGCGGCTGCGCGTCAGAATCGTATAGAGTCGGCGGAAGCTGACATTATCGCCTCTGATATTGCAGTGACCCGTGGCGCAACGGCGTATTCCCAACCGAAAGTCCCGAAACGTAAACTATCCTCTGAAGAGCAGAAAATCGTTGACCGATGGAATGATTCTTTGGAGCGACTAGGATATGACACCAAAGATTTGAGTTAGGAGCGCTAAAGTCGGTTGCGTTATGGTTTACTCACTCAAACGCAACATCTTATGGCAGTTATTTACGGCGCAACAGTCTACAACGCGTCGCAAGATGGAGTAAACTTCAACCAAGACATCATCGGTAAGAACTCAGAAGCATTTACGACTGGCGATCCAGTCACCTATTCTTCTGGTCTTCTGGTTGTCGCAGGTACCACGAATGGAATCGCCGGCATTGCTGTGAAAACAGCTACTATGTCTGGTTCCAATGCGGGTACTTCGGGTGCTCGTGAGAAGCCACTGTACATTCCTGTTGATGAAGATACTGTCTTCCTCATGGGAACGAACTCTGACCTCACTGGCAATGCGACCGATGTCGGAACGTACTACAAGCTGACCGCTAACACTACTGGCACCGTCCAAGTTGACGTGGCCAACAGCGCTCAAACCACTACGTCCCGTGTCGTGATGATTAAGGAAGTTGACCCATTACAAGTTGGTGGCACTGGAGCAGGTTCAGGCTTGCGCCAATGCCTTGTTGTGTTTGTCAAAAAGTTTACTGACGTCGCTGGCGTCTAATGACCTATGGCTAACATAACTACATTATTCGACCTTGCTGATCCTCGGATTCGTAAGATTTGGGACGAAAAGAGCACCCAGCTCTCAAAGCGTCTTGAATACGGCAAGCTCGGATTGACTGACTACACCGCAGAAATCCTTGACTCGAAGTTCGAGAACTTCACTGGCCTTGGCCTTGCCCAGCAAACTGCTGAACAGGAACCATACGCTCGTGAGGACATCGAACAGGCGGATCAAGTGACTATCACTCCGGTGAAGTTCACCAAAGCTATCAACATTACGGAAGAAATGCTGCGCTTCAACCTCTGGCCGAAGATCAACAACCTCGTGGGTGCGGTCGCCAATTCCTTGAATGGGCGTATCGACACTGACGCGGCGAAGATTTTCTACCTTGGGTTCGGCACAACCTTCTTCACGGGTGGCGATGGATCAGCGCTCTACGCTGATTCTCACGCTCTGAATGATGGCTCGACGCAAGACAACGACCTCGACACCGTTCCGCTTTCCTACGACAACCTCAAGACCGCTGTGCAGCGCATGGATCGGTTTACCGATGACAAGGGTATTCAACTCTTGCCATGCCGCCGCCTTCGCTTGATCGTGGCTCGTGAGAACAAGGAACGTGCTGAAGAAGTCCTCCGCTCAATCGGTAACCCCGATTCCGCGAACCGTGTGAACAACGTGTTCAACAACGGTGAAGGCTACATTGACTACGTTGTGGCGAACTGGATTCCGCAGTCTACGTACTCGAAATACTGGTTCGTTATCGACATGGAACGTGCAGCTCAGATGGCCTACCAAGTGTGGGGCTGGCGTCCGAAGTTTGATGATGACAAGATCGTCAACAACGGCACCAAAATCTACACTGGTTCAACGATGTTCAAGCCTGGCTTCCAAGCCTGGCAGTGGACAATCGGATCAGCCGCTACTACCTAGTAGCAATAGTTGGCGGTCTATTCAAAACCGCCCTCGACAAGGTTTTAACTTTTCCTCGCCAAGGTTTTTACCGTAGAGTCATGCGAGCAACGCTCTTACACATTACTAAAGGTCATTCAACGAAGAGTGAACGGCGGTTCACGGAACTCTTGAAGGCAGCCCACATCAAGTTTCGCTACAAGGTGATGATTGGGGGCCGTGAAGTCGATTTCTTGATTGGTAAGTTTGCCATTGAGATCGACGCTCACACGCAGGACGTTTCCAAGAATCACATGCTTATCTCTGAGGGGTATCACCCCGTCCATCTCCACAACTGGGAGATTACGGAACGACTCACCGAATGGCTTAAAGGATTACATTAATTTATGGCGGGTACAGGTTTATTCGCACCAGCAGGAGCCAGCGTAGAGATTGCTCTTACTGATGAAAACCAAGATGCAATCCTGATAAAATGCACGGCAGCGAATTTGCCGTCCTCAGTATCAGGATATGCCAAAGGTTGCATGGCAATTGCAACCGATTCTGGCGTTCTCTACACCAACACAGGCAGTTCTTCATCTGCCACTTTTACGGCAGTTGATTCAAGCACATCACTCGTTCTTCCTTCCGCGTTTACTGACAGTACCAGTACCACGGCAGTATCGTTTGACTTAGCAGAAACCACTCTC